TGATGCTATGAAACAATTTGCAAATACAGAATCAAATAAAATTGCAGCAATAAATGCACAGAATCAAGTTGCAGTAGATAAAGCTAATACAGATAGAGTTGCAGCTATTAATCAATTTAATGCAACACTAGATAATGAAAGACAAAAGTTTAATTCAGATAACCAAAGAACTATAGATCAATCAAATGTTACTTGGAGAAGAGCAATTAATACTGCTAATACTACAGCAACTAATGCAACTAACCAATTAAATG